CACCGCAGGAGATTGTTGAATGAATATTGATCTTCAATTCATCGCAAACCTTGCCGCGATCGTGGTGTTCGGAGTGATCGGGTATTTTTACCGTCAGTTGGTGAATGATATCCAAAAGCTCTCGTCAACGATAAATGACATGAAGGTTGACATGCCAACGAACTACGTTCGGAAAGATGAGCTTTCGAAGCACATGATCCGAATTGAAAACATGCTTGATAAGATCTTCGACAAGCTCGACAACAAGGTGGATAAATAATCATGGCCATTTCATACACCGCAAACAAAAGAATAGAGGTTCCTGCGCTGAACGACCTGAACTGGAACGTTCCGCTCAATGCGAACTGGAATGAATTGGATTATCTGGCGGGATCCTCTTTCCCGATTTCCGTTGGCGTTGGCTCAACGGTTGCTTTGGACAAAAATACTGCCGCAGTTTCATCCATTAATTGGTGGACCGCGCAACAGCTTGTGGTCACCGCGACAGGCACGTTGACCTCGAGCCCAGTAATTACCCTTCCCGCAAACATATCTGTCTCTGGCACGGGCACGATGGGCGGCTCGTGGATTGTCATCAATGATATTTCCTCTGCAAATGCAAGAACCGCAAACGTAATAACGTCGCTTCCGGCATCTGGCAGTTCAACATTCACAGTCACCACTGCCCCAGTTAACGGCACCATTGTTATCCTAACAACAACAGGCAAGCTCCCTGGTGGGTTCCAAGAAAACGTTGAATATTATGCTGTGAACCGGACAGCAACAACGTTTGAGCTTTCGGAGACTTATGGTGGGACAGCAATAACTTCGACCCAAACATCGACGTATGTCGGAACTCCGACGGCAACATATTATTATGCGCTCACCGTCCGCCCTGCATCCGGCGCGGCAGGGACAGGAGCCGTGATAAAAAACGCAACTCAAGGTGTTATTTATTACGATGGCACAAAAGTAGAATACGCCGACACAAGTGTGTTGACTCAATTTGATACGATTAGCGGCCCGTTCACCGTCACTGGCCCAACAACGCTTTATGGTCCGGTTGAAATTGGAAACAATGGTGGTCTGACAATTGCCGCAAGCGCATTCCCTGATTTGACCCTTGGGAATATTGTTGAAAAAGGGCTTTACAGTGCCCCAACTTGGGATGGCTCAGTTGGTTATGATGTTTTATCTCAAAGCGTTTGGTATAACACCACTACTGCAACGAGCAATTTTACAATTAGCATTCGCGGAAGTGGCACGAGTATTCCACTTTCCCAAGTTCTCTTAGACGTTGGGGACACGGTAACTTGCGTTTATATCATCACTTGTGGGACAACGGCGTATTATTGCACACAGGTTCAAATCGACGGAACAACGACTGGCGTGACCACGTATTGGCAAGGCGGCACAGCACCGACTGCGGGGGTTGCAAGCTCGCGTAATTCTTACACTTTCACTGTTATGAAAACGGGTTCGGCCTCATATCGAGTATTGGCAAGTCTTGTTAATTTTGGTTGATCGGGATTAACAATGCCAACCATATCAACATTTGGAGCAGCTTCTGCAAGAGGTTTTGGCACGTTAGGCAGTAGGTTTATCTATGAATATATTGACGCAACAAACCAAGCAACCGTAGGGACAAGTTGGAACGGGCAAGAGAACTTTTCCTATTTCTCTTTTGGCGGTGTGTCTTCATCAAATTCGTTAGCGTTCACGAGCATGACTTTTGATGGAGGGACTGGGTTTTTAAGCAAAGGTGCCGTTGACAATAGCAGTGCGGAAAACAGAACCATCGGCATGGGGGCAATAGATGTTGATCCTCCTTCAACTAAAACAACTTTAATAAATGTTACAGGATCTGTGACCGGATCAAGAGTTTATTCTAATTTTCGTATTCTTGGCGGCAATGCACAGCCGACCGTGTTTTATTCGAATGCTCAAGGTGGAGCAGTTTGGCCTTACACCTATTCAATTCCAAACTGCAAAGCCGGAGATATTGTTCTCCTAAGTTTGTATTACAGAACAAATAATGCGGCGACTTCTTCTAGCGCAACAAATATGACGCAAATTTATACGTCTACATCCAATGCCCAACTTCAAACTTTTGCCGCTTATGTCACGACTGATGGTACATTTACCACCACGATCAATGGTAATGAATATCAACAATGGACACAGGCAATTGCCGTTTTGAGGGCAAATTATACTGGCGGTGGCGGTGGCGGATCTTTGACTTTCACGACAAACGGAACCTTTACAATCCCGACTTACACCTCTTTGACAATTGACGCAACGAGCGGCTCAGGTGGGCGAGGCGGGGCAAGCTCCCGCGAAGCTGGCGGCGGTGGGTCTTGTAACGAAGGAACAAATGGTGGCGTTGGCGGGTTAAGTAGCGTCGTTGGCGGCGGGATTAACGCGACAACCACCACTGGCCCAGGAGGGGCAAAAGGGGGTTGTGCACCTGGGACTTGCCAGACGGGAAGTTTAGGTACTGCGGCGACATCGCTTACAACATACACGACTGGATTGACCGTTGGCGGAACCGCAACCGTAACAATTGGCGGCGGTGGCACTGGAGGGACAAGTACTAAAACTGCTCCTTGTTCATCAAACCAAGCCAATGGCACTCCAGGAGTTTCTGGTATTGTTACGATAACTTGGACTTAAAAATATGCCAACCGTTGGAACATTTGCAGCAGGGTCTGCTCGAGGATTTGGGACAAAAGCATACGCAGTTGTGCCTGGAACAGTTACGTTTACTGCTAACGGAACTTTTACTATTCCAAATTACAATACGATAAAAGTTTCAGCGAGAGGCGGCGAAGGCGGCACGGGTGGTAAATCAACTTGGTTGGGCGGCCCAGGAACTTGTTATCGTGGAACAAATGGTGCAGATGGGGGAAGCTCATCTGCCATTGGCGGCGGGGTTAGTTTAACTTCGCTTGGTGGGAACGGGGGGACGAGAGGTAGTTGCCCTACCGGATCATCAGGAAGTATTTGTGATTCAGGAACTGGTGGAAGCAATTCTACTGCGACAAGCATAACTTATTTAATTGCAGCTGGAGGATTAACCATTGGATCAAGTGTCACAGTTACAGTCGGGCAAGGCGGTCTTGGAGGGGCAAATTCCGGAGTCAGCCCATGCCCAGGCGGTAGAGCAGCCAGTGGAGCGGATACAGGTTATATTACCTTTACTTGGTCGTGATAGTCCTTGTGATGATTTATGGCCTGGTTTGGCGATTGAAAGAGAATTTACAATAACTGTAGCAAAAGACGAGTAAAAATGGATCCTTTTACGCTGCTGGCAGGGGCAACCGCCCTATATAATGGAATTAAGTCAGCCACGGACGCTGGCCACGAAGCCATCGACGTGGTGGAGCGCGTTGGGAGTCTGTTTGCGAGGATTGCGCAGATAACGCAACTGACCTCTGGCCAAAAAAAGAAGTTTTTCCAAAGCCAAGCGGAATACGAGGCTGAAGCAATCAAGTTGTATGCGTTGAGAGCCAAGGCGCAACAGCTTCAGTTGGACACCAAGAACCTGTTTGTCGGTGCATACGGTTTGACAGCCTGGACTGCAATTCAGAAGGAAGTGACGGAAATGCGTAAGGAGGCCGTGCGTCAGGCTGCCGCCGCGCAGAAGGAAGCCGAGGAACGCCGCGCTGAACTTATTTTGGGGGCGTGGATGTTCTTGGGCGTCATTGTTATGGCTTTCGGTCTTGCGCTCTTCGTCTATCTTACGGCGCACAAATGAGATACCTGATGGCGATTGCATTTTTGGTTTTGTCAGGGTGTGAAGATCGCTACCGCTACCCATGCCAAGACCCGAAGAACTGGGACGCAGCTGAATGCAATCCTCCTATTTGCACCGCATCCGGAACCTGTTCCGCCGACACCCTGAAACAAAACCCTTGCGGAGCAGTTGCGCGATGAGGATCAAGGAAGACGAACTCCATGCCCTCTTGCAGTTTATCATTGGCATCAGCCTGTGCCTGACACTGACGGGGACGGTTTTTGCGGTGCTGTACAGCCTGATATTCGTCGTGCAACCAATTGACGGGCAAGCACCAAACGACCAAGAATTTTTCAAGTTAATCGCGCCAATCGCAACGTTTCTGACAGGTACGTTGTCGGGGATCATGTTGGGTTCTAAATCAGGAGGTAAGGACGATGGATCTGCTTAAAACATTTGGCCCATTGCTTGGGTCGGTCGCTCCAAGCATCGCAACGGCTTTGGGTGGCCCATTGGCTGGGATGGCGACGAAGGCATTGTCTCTGGCATTGCTCGGCAACGAGGACGGCTCTGAAGACGATTTGCAAGCAGCCCTCCGCACTGCGTCTCCTGAGCAGCTTGCAACAGTCAAAAAAATTGATGCTGATTTCAAAGTTCAAATGAAGAAACTTGACATTGATCTTGAGGCACTTGCGGTGGACGACCGTAAGTCTGCCCGTGAAATGCAAAAAGAAGTCAAAGACTGGATTCCAAGGGCTTTGGCAATCAGCGTGACATTCGGGTTCTTCGCCATTCTGATTTACATGCTTGTCTATGGCCTGCCAACAACAGGCAATGAGGCATTGTTGTTGTTGCTTGGTGCGCTACAGACGGCTTGGGGTGGCATCATCGCATTCTACTTTGGGTCTTCATCCGGTTCTCAGAAGAAAGACCAAATGATTTACAATTCAACACCGAAAGAATGAGCCATGAAAGACAATTTTGAAGAATCACTCGCCCATGTTTTGAAATCGGAAGGGGGATACGTCGATCACCCCAAAGACCCAGGCGGAGCAACAAATTTAGGTTGCACCAAAAAAGTTTGGGAAGAATGGGTCGGCCATGAGGTAACCAAAGATGACATTAAAGCCCTCACAGTCGCCGATGTCGCCCCGCTCTACAAAGCAAAGTACTGGGACAAATGCCGCTGTGATGACCTCCCGCATGGTGTGGATTTTGCTACTTTTGATTTGGCTATTAATAGCGGTCCTGCTCGCGCCTCCAAGTTTCTTCAAAATGCTTGTGGTGTGGTTGCTGATGGGGCTATCGGCCCTGCTACACTTGCCGCTGTAGCAAAAATGAACCCGCGTGAACTGGCATCCAAGATTTGCGAGGATAGGTTGGCTTTCTTGCAAGCATTGCCAACTTGGGGTACATTCGGCAAAGGATGGGGTCGTCGCGTGGCCGAAGTCGAAAAGACCGCTTTCAACATGGTAGGCTGACATGGTCGGATTAACATACTCAACCTACGTTGAACAGATCGCCACAATGTCGGCAATTAAGCAAACCGATATAAATTTTTTGACAATCGTCCCAAGCATGATTGATTACGCCGAATTGCGGATGCAACGCGATTTGGATTTTCTTTCGACGCAAATTAGCAATTCGTCTTATTCGTTAAGTTTAGGAAGCAATTCGTTGACGATCCCGACATCTTCGTTTGTGTCTTTGCAAACATTTGAGGTCATTGACGGGTCAGGAAATTCAACTCCGCTTTTGCCGATCGGGAAAGAATACATTCAAAACGTTTATGGGTCCGGCTCAACGACAGGTTTGCCAAAATACTTTGCTGTTTATGGTGGCGACTCTGCAACGACAGGAAAAACATCGCAGAACATCATTATTGGCCCAGGAGCGAATTCAACATACACTGTTCGGCTGACCGGAACAGTTCGCTCAGAGCCTTTATCTGCTTCAAACACCACAACGTTCATCAGCGTTTATTTGCCGGACTTGTTCATCATGGCTTCGATGATTTACATCTCTGCTTATCAGCGCAACTTTGGCCGTCAGTCCGACGATCCTCAGATGGCGCAAAGCTACGAAAGCCAATACCAAGCTCTCAAAGCAAGCGCGTTGGTTGAAGAAAACCGCAAGAAGTTTGAAGCGGCGGCTTGGACAGCCTACTCACCATCCCCTGTCGCTTCACCAACGAGGTAACCTCCCATGCCTCACGCAACGATGAAACTGATACCTGGTATTGATACCTACAAAACACCTGCCTTGAACGAGGCGGCGTTTTCAGCGTCTCAGCTTATTCGTTTTGTTCCTGACCGTTCGGGCATGGGCCTCATTCAAAAAATGGGTGGTTGGGTTGATTGGTCTACTCAAGGGCCAATTTTAGGCATCATGGACATCCACCCTTGGCAAGATTTAGTGGGCAATGCGGCTCTTGCTGTTGGGGCGGAGACTAGTTTTTCTGTTCTTGATGGAGTGAGCAGAAACGAAAACGTTATCACTCCTCAGAAAACAACTTCTAATTCTCCGAAAAGCACATACACCGTAACAATAACAAACGCGAGTCCGGCGGTCGTGACCGCGACAGGAAGTTCCTACCCTCCAGGCACTCCGATTGTATTTTCCACAACAGGCACTCTGCCTTCTCCGCTTGCTGTGAATACAGTTTATTATGTTGCGTCAAGTTCTCCGACACCAACAGCGAACACTTTTGGCGTGTCAACCACAGTTGGCGGGGCTGGCATCTCAACAACCACAGCCGGAAGCGGAGTCCATACGGTGACTGTTCCGCTTGCCTCGACCACGAGCGGGTCAGCAATTGTCACCATTTACGACACGGGGTTGGGCGTTCAGTCTGTTTCATTTACCAGTTCTACTGTAACAACAGTGCCCACGGTGGTCACAGCCGCCGTTGCGCCAACGCTCGACACAAGCGTGGTATTTTATGGCACGTCGCTCCCAACAGGAGTTACGCAAGGCACGACTTATTACGCTCAACCTTTGACAGATACGACGTTTAATATTTCGACAACGACTTATGCGAGCGGAACACTCACTCTTGTCAATACAACATCGACAGGGACTGGTACGGTTTACACTCCAAACCAGTTGAAAGCAGGATTTTCTTCTTGGGTTAAAACGCCGATCAGCATATCAAATTTGATAGTGAGCGGGGTCTATACGGTTCAAACTCAAGACACCAGTTTATATTTTAACGTTTATAAGATCAATGTTGGGGTTCTCGCAACATCAACAACAAACATTGCAAAACTTCCTGAGTTTGATCCTGATTCAGGATTTTCAACAATTGTCGTTACTCAAGACAATCACCCATATCAAGATGGGTTCACAGCGACGTTTCTCACGTCAACGACTTCTGCAGGCGTAACGATTTATGGTGATTATTTTACGACATATATTAGCTCTACTCAGTACCAGATAACGGTTTCGTCTGCCGCGACAAGTAACACTTCGTTTTTTATGAATTTAGGAAGCGCAGCATTTACTTATTATTACAACATTCCATCCTCCTTCGCCGCTTTGGGTTACGGGTCAGGTGGGTATGGCGAGGGTGGATATGGGGCGGGTGTTAAAATTAATTACCCTTCTGCTCCAACGATTACGACCTCCAATTGGACGATTAACAATTTTGGCGAAATTCTTACCGCAAACGTTCAAAACGGTGAGATTTACTATTGGTCGCCAACATCGAACACGACAACAATGTTTTTGTTGGAAACTGCCCCAACGGCGAACACAGGGCATTTCATCGCAATGCCTTCTCGACAAATTGTGGCCTACGGCTCAACAGCGACAGGCATTCAGGATCCGTTATTAATCCGATGGTCTGAGGTTGGAGACGCAACCGTTTGGCAAGCCTCGGCGAACAACCAAGCTGGTTCTTTCCGACTTGCGGAAGGAAGCACAATTGTTGGTGGCATTCAATCTTCGCAACAAGCGTTTATCTGGACGGATTTGGCAATTTGGTCAATGCAGTATGTCGGCTACCCAAATGTTTTTGGGTTTACAAAAATAGCAGACGGTGTTGGTTTGCTTGCTCAAAAAGCGGTTGGTGTTCTTGGAAGGTCAACGTATTGGATGTCTCCTGGAGGGTTCAACGTTTTAACTGATGGTGGCCCCCAAGACATGGCCTGTCCTGTCTGGGATCAAGTGTTCCAAAATTTAAACACCAGTTTGGATCCAAACGGCTACCCTTATAGCAATAAAATTCAATGCGCCACGAACTCTATTTTTGACGAAGTGATGTGGTTTTATCCTTCTGCAAATTCAACGTATAACGATTCATACGTTAAATATAATACCCTCACGCAAGCATGGGATTATGGTTTGTTAGATCGTGCAGCGTGGTGCGATCAATCCGTCCTCGGGCCACCGCTTGGCGCGGACAATGATGGCTATATCTGGCAACATGAAATTGGTTACAACGCTGGTAACTCGCCAATGGTTTCATCGTTTGAAACGGGTTACATGCAGTTGAACGATGCAGATAACTTGATTTTCATCGATCAAATCTGGCCTGATTTCAAATGGCAAACAACTGAGCAACAATCGACTGGTTCCGCAACTTCTGCTACGGTGTATTTGACTTTTTATGGAGCCGATTACCCAGGAGATACTCCTACCCAATATGGCCCATACGAAATGAATTCAACCACGCAGTATTTGAGTGTCAGAATTCGAAATCGTTTGTTGCGCATTTCATGCTCCACGGCGAACGCAAATGGTGTTGCGCTGAACGGAACATTCTTCCGAATTGGCGCACTGCGCTACCGTGCTCAAATGGATGGGAAATTCTGATGGCAAGTCTTGACGATATCCTCACTACCCAGAAAAACGGCGTCATTGCAATCGGTGAATACACGAACACATTGTCAAGGTTGGCTGGAACAAACAACACAAAAGAGATTGCGGCGGCAACAACTCAACAAGTGAAAGTTGGCAAAGGTTGGTTTGCCAACATCGCAGTTCTTGTTGCGGGTTCAACAACAGGAACCGTTTACGATTCCTCCAACACCAATTCTTTGACGGGATTGAGGGTTTATATCATACCGAATACGGTTGGTATTATACAAATCCAAGTCCCGTTTGCAGACGGCCTTGTCGTCACCACAGGAACAGGGCAGATCGTCTCTGTCACTTATACGTGAGGTTATTATGCCGCTGAAAAAAGGTTCGTCCCAAAAAACAATAAGCTCCAATATTTCGGAGATGATGCATTCTGGCCACCCGCAAGATCAGTCCATTGCCGCGGCGTTGAACGTTGCTCGGAACACAAAAGCAATGGGCGGTGGGTTGTACGCCAACATCCACGCCAAACGAGAACGCATCGCCCATGGTTCAAAAGAGAAAATGCGGAAGCCAAATTCCAAAGGCGCACCAACCGCCGCCGCTTTCAAGCAATCGGCTCGGACGGCGAAGGCGGGTGGTGGAAATTTTGGGTTTCCAAAACCCCGCCAAGTTGATTATCCAGAAACTGTTCCAACCTTTGGAACTTCGCCAATGAATAAAGTTCATGAAGGACCAATTCATTCTCCGGTCGCCGGACGAACAGATCATTTGCCGATGAAAGTTAATTCCGGATCCTATGTGATTCCGGCTGATATTATTTCAGCAATGGGCGAAGGCAACACAATGGCGGGGTTCAAGGTCGCCAGAAAGATGTTTTCCTCACAACCTTACATGCAGAACGACAAACAGCCCTACAACCCTTCTCCGAGCCCGTATGCCGAAGGCAAGCCATACGGTGCAAGAGCATCCGGCGGGGCGGCTCCTGTAGAGATTGTGGCGGCGGGTGGAGAATATGTTATAAAGCCTGATGATGTTGTTAAAATTGGTAATGGCGACATGGATCATGGGCATGAAGTTCTCGATCATTTTGTTAAACAATATCGAAAGAGAACTATCGATACGTTGAAAAAGTTACCTGGCCCTAAGAGAGATTGATTATGGAAAAAGAACTCAGCGTTCGTGTCGGCACGCCGGAAGACATCGATGGGATGATGAAACTGGCTACTGCGGCATGCGAAGAGAACGGGTTGACCAATCCTAATCCTATTAAGCTCTTAGGCGAGCTTTGGGCGGGGCTGACAAGGGATCACGGCATTGTCGGCATCATTGGCAATCCTGAAGAGCAATTTGAAGCCGCAATCCTGTTGCGCACAGAGTCTCTTTGGTACTCGGACGATTTGACGATTGTCGAACGGGCAATTTTCGTTCATCCTGATTACCGAAGCGCAAAAGGTGGTCGGGCAAGAAAACTCTGTGAATTTGCAAAACAAGCCGCAGAAGTTTTACAATTGCCATTGGTGATTGGGATCTTGAGTTCTCATAGGGCTGAAGGCAAGGTTAGACTTTACGAACGGCAATTTGGCCCACAGTCGGGTGCTTATTGGATCTATGGCAAAAAGACAGGCGATTGGGCGGCAGACGCACAACCTGAGAACGCGACGGAGCACTGACATGGGCGGGAAAACCGGAACCACGAGTTCAACGACCAAGATCCCTCCAGAGGTTATGGCGCGTTACGAGGCCGTGAACAAACGCGCAGAAGAAGTTGCTGCGAAGCCCTTTCAGCAATACGGCACAACGCCGGATCAGTTTGTTGCTCAATTAAACGAACAACAAAGGACAGGCATGTCTGGCATGAACCAGTATGCCAACGCGGCGCAACCTGTTTTGAACCAAGTTCAGCAAGGCTACACCCCCGAGGGTTTCTCTCAGGGCGTAAAGGGTTACATGAACCCTTACCTCGAGAGCGCGGTCGCCTCGACAAGAAATCAAATGCAAAATGTTGCGGGTCAACAGCAAGCTCAGATGAAGGGCTCCGCGATTGGCCAAGGCGCGTTCGGCGGCGATCGAGCCAATATTGGTATGGGGAACTTGATCAATCAGCAGAACCTTGCTCTTGGGCAGACGATTGGTGGCATGGAATCGCAAGGTTTCCAGAACGCCGCACAGAATTATATGTCAGGTCTCGGCCAACGTGGTCAGACAGCCCTTGCCGCCCAACAGGCGGGGCTACAGGGGGCTCAGGCGCAGATCGGCGCGGGTACCCTTGGTCAACAGACTGAACAGGCCGGAAAGACCGCTCTGTACAACCAGTTCTTGCAAGAACAGGCATACCCGTATCAAGTTGCTCAATTTCTTGGAAACATTGCAATGGGCACTGGTGCGTTGTCCGGATCGAGCACAACAACAACTCAGCCAATGCCATTCTTCTCGGATGAGCGTCTCAAGGACGACATTGAAAAGATTGGTAAGACCTTCGATGGTCAGGACATCATCAAGTTCCGTTACAAAGGTGAGGACGGGCCCAAGCAAATTGGTTTGTCGGCGCAGAACGTTGAAAAGCACCACCCCGAAGCCGTTGGCTTAGCTAAGGGTTACAAGACCGTTGACTACGATGCGGCAACAAAAGAATCCGCTCGCCGCGGCCATTTTGAAGAAGGTGGTTTGGTGTCTGAAGGCGGTGCTGTTGGCATGCAACACATGGGACAAGGGTTTGCTTCAGGAGGCGGAGCTTACGATCCTTACGACCCATACTCAATTTACAACATCCTTTCCCGTCAGCAAGGGTTCTTTGACGGCGGAGAACGTAGCCATGTCCCAACCGCTCGCGGGTTGTCTGGGGGCATTGGCAAGCATGGCCGCGTTCCGGAGGCGAGCTTGCCTGTTGGAAGGCTCATGACTCCCGATAGCGCACCTCCTATTCCAGAAAGCCTTTTGAAGCAGGGTCTTGGGACTGCAACAGATTTTGCAGATCTGGCAACAAAA